CATCACCCAGACGCACCACGAAGATCTCGCCGTCGATTGGCCTAGTGCTTGCCAAGTTGATGAGCAGGCTGTCACCGCTGTTGATGGTGGGTTCCATGGAGTCACCTTTGGCAAAGACGACTTTGAGCTGCTCAGGTTTAAAGCTACGGTATTTCAGCCACTTTCGGCGAAATGCCAAGCGACGCATGACCGGGGTATCGTCCCCGTTAAAGGCGCCATGGCCGGTACTCACGGTGACATGGTAGCCGTCGACCAGTGCGTACTCCTCATCGAATTCATCCTTGCTAACAGCAATCGCCGTATCTACCGGTTGATCTCTTGGATATTTAGGCCCTTCACCGGTGGCTAGCCATTCCAAGTTAACGTTCTTGTAGCGAGCAATCACAACCACCTTATCGAACGTTGGTTTTGATGTTCCTGGTGGCAGGTACTTCCTTAACCCCCCCTCAGAGATACCAACCATGTGCGCGAAAGTACGCAGCGATTCGTCGCCTATCAGTTCTTTAAGTCGCAAAGGGAAGGTAGCTATTCCGTCAGATGGAAAAGCTACTTGGTTGCTATCGTCGGTCATGAGTTGCCATTCATCGCAAGTGGTTGATTTATAACGCCGAGTGTCTTTTAAGGTGACAGTGCGCGAACAAAAAGGAATGGCAACTCAAAAAAAGACTTGCCGTTGTCTTATTGGGCGCATAATCTGTCTTATGTGTCGCATGTGGCATCTAGCCAAATGCGCAACATAAGAAAAAATTCTAACACGGTGGACACATGATGAGGATAGATAATGCCAACCATATCCATGCCGCCCTCAGGGCTCAGGGATTGACCTGTCGGTCATGGGCCTTGGCGCATGGTTATCACCCTCGAACCGTCTTGCATTGTATTCGCTTGTTCTCACCCGATACCGGTAGGAAGCCAAAACGTCCCCATGCAAAGGAGATCGTCAAGGCCCTGTCCCTAGCTATCGGATTTGATCTGATGCAAGGAGAGGGCGATGAGTAAGCTCTGGTTCTCTGTTCTGGAATTGATCGGGTTGGATGGCTTGCCAAGTACGGCATTTGGCGTCCGTAAAAAAGCAGATAGTGAAGGATGGGAGTCAAGAAAAAAGGAAAGAGGTGGCCAAACAGCAGGCGAAAGCCCTGCTGCAGGAGAGCGATACAGTGGTGGTGGCTGCCAGACGGATGGTGGCCAAGCTGGAAGCCGAAGAGCAGGCCGAACGAGCGGCAGTGCATGAGAGCAAAGCCCTCGGTCTGGTGCAATTCAACAGTCTCCCGGAAGTGCGCCAGGAGCGGGCTACCGCCAAGATGGCGATCCTGGCCGCGCTGGAGGCTTTCGTGGCGCCCTATCGCATGGCGGGCCGCAAGGTTGATGGCATTGCGCTCTTTATCGACGCATACAACCAGCGCCAGCTCGATCTGCCTGGGTGGGTGACGGCGCAGCGAGGCAAGTTGTCCATGCCTACCCTCTATCGCTGGGAGAAGAAGCGCGAGCAGGAAGGCATTATTGCGTTGGCCGGTGCCTACAAGCTGGAGCGTCCCCACCTGGTTGAAACCTTTCCCCGCATGGAGAAGTTTTTGATCGCGGTGCTCACAGGTAAACCGCATCTGGTCAGCAAGGCGCACACCCTGCAGGCGCTGGTAGCCGACCAGGCCAAGCAGGAGAGCGATTGGGTGGTGCCCTCTACCTCCAGCATTCGCCGCTGGGTTAGCAAGTGGCTGGCGGCGCATAGCGCCGAGTTCGCTTTTATGACCGACCCCGATGGCTACAACTCCAAGCACCGGCCGGTGTACCAGAAGATGTACCAGCGCTATGGGTTGCCGAACGATGTCTGGGAGTTCGACAGCACCCCGGTGGATGTGCAGTTGAACGTAGGCGGCAAGCTCAAGCGTTACACCATCATCGGCGCTATCGATGTGATGACCCGCCGGGCCCAGCTGCTGCTTTGCCCTACCTCCGATTCGGATGGGATCTGCCTGCTGCTGCGCCAGTGCCTGCTCAGTTGGGGCCTGCCCAATGAAAATGGCATCTGCAAGACCGATAACGGCTCGGATTATGTCAGTAAGCGCACCACCGGGATCTTCGATCTGCTGGGCATCCGGCTGGAGCGGGCCAAGGCATTCTCCGGCTGGGAAAAGCCCTTTATCGAGCGCTTCTTTCGCACCATGTCCCACGGATTGATGGAACTGCTGCCTGGTTATATCGGGCACAACGTCAGCGATCGCAAGAAGATCGAGGCAGTACGCGCCTTCTGTGAGCGGATCGGCAAAAACCGGGCGAAGGGAGAGAAAGAAGCCCTGGAGCTGGCGCTGACCCCGGAGCAACTGGCGCAGGCGCTCAGCGACTGGCTGGAGTTTCACTACCACCACCAACCCCACAGTGGGTTGGATGACCTCACTCCGTTCCAGGTATACCAGCAAAGCGGCTACCAGCCGCGCCTGATCCCCGAAGTGCATGCGCTGGACCGGCTGCTGCAGCACGTCGGCGATGCCACCGTCGTTCGCGGCAAGGTGTCGGCGGGCGGTATCCAGTATACCGCTCACGAGCTGATGGCACCCGAGTGGGCTCGCCGCCGTGTCCGGGTGTTTCTCGATCCGACCAATGTGGGACGGGCCACCCTCTACCCACTTGATGACTGGGGTCGTTATGTCGAAGCCATCAACGACGAATTGGTAGGGACCGCCGTGGCTCCTGATGAGTTTCGCACTCAACGCAAGGCCGCTACCAAGGCGCTGCGCAATTTCCGGCGTGAGGCCAAGCGGCTGGGAGATGAGTTTGAGATCAACGATGTTGCTGCTCGCATTCTGGCGGCCAAGAAGCGCCAAAACCAGAGCCTGGTCGGGCTTCCCCTGGGGAGCCGCGAGCACGAAAACGCCGCCATTCTGGGCTTGAGCCAAGCAGCACAAGCCACCTCTCACCCGAGCGAGCCGAGTTTTAGCGACTCCGAGCGGGAGGCGCTGGCTCGGCGGCGTGAGCAAGATCGCCAGTTGATGCGCCAGCAGGAGGAGGGTAAGGCCAAGTTGCTGCGCGACCAAGAAGCCAACGCTTGGTACCTGTCGCGCAAGGCGCTGATCGAGCCGCTGACGGACACGCAGGCGGCGTGGCTGGCGCAGTACCGCAAGGACTACTACCTGGTCGCACGGCGCATTGATTTCACCCTGCGCCAAGAGCAGGAGACCAAGGCGCAGGGTCAGTGAAAAGGGGGTAGCCATGAGCTACCGGTCATCTGCAATAAACCGACAGAAAAAGTTCATTTAACAGGAGTTTACATCATGAAAAAACGTGTCGTTCCCGTCAAAAACGTGACCCGCACTGAGTCACTTTTTCACAACCTCAACAGCCGCTCCCAGGTGGTGCCTGGTATTGGGTTGGTGTATGGCCTGACCGGTTTTGGCAAGACCACCACCATGACGTGGTTGTTCAACCAGGATGGGGTCAATGCCATCTATATCCGTTGTTATGCCACTGACACCCCCAGCAGTGTGCTGGAACGCATCGTCCGCGAGCTGGGAATGGTGCCGCGTTATCCGATGCAACGGATGGTGGATGACATCATAGAGCGGATGCGTGCCGAGGAGCTGACGCTGTTTGTGGATGAGTGCGACTACGTGGTCGGCTCCAACCGCACCATGGATAGCTTCCGCGATATCTATGACGGCACCGACCAGCCGGTGATCTTGATCGGTATGGACCAGATCGCCAAGCGCATCAGTCAGCGCAAGCAGTTGTTTAACCGTATTTCTGACTGGATTGAGTTCCAGCCCGCTGACCTGGCCGATGTGGGGATGTTTGCCGACCACCTGCTGGAAGAAGACATCCTGCTGGAGGAGGACTTGCTCCACATGATCAGTACGCGAGGCCATGGCGAAGTGCGGCGGATCTTGACTGCGCTGGAAAAGGTCGAATCGCTGGCACGGGCCAATGAGATGGCGGTCGTCAGTCTGGCTGACCTGAAAGGCCGTGAAGCCGAGCTGTTCTTGGATTTCAACGGCAAAGGGCGTCTTGGATGATGTGACCTGGTGGGGGGAGGTGGGATCCAGTCGTAGTCTCGAAATGGATATTTGAGGGGATTGTTGAATGTCTCAGAGCACAACTAATAAAAGAGCCGCAGCCTGGGGCCATATCGCGACCAATGAGTGTTTCACGGTCAACGATATTGCCATGGCCATTGCAGAGCCAACTGAAAAGGGGCGGGAAATTGTTAAGGAATTCGAAAAGCGGGGGGTGATCCAGCAGGTAGCAGGGATAGGTGTGGCTGGTCGCCCCAAGGTGTATGCCCGTATCGAGGGGCAGGAGCCGGTACTAGGTCGTGGCCACTGTGGAGACGGTCGGGTAGTTCGGAGCCAGAACCGGAAAACCAAGCAACAGAAGATGTGGAACGCGATGAAGATGCACAAGCACTTCACCCGGCAGGATCTGCAAATGACCGCCGAGGTGACAGACAGCCATGCCAAGTCTTACCTCAGCGCACTGCACAAAAGCGGTTATGTCAGCTTTCTGCTCAAAGTGAAGGCTGGGCAAAAGAGTAAAGGGAAGCTGAGCCGCTATAGCCTGCTGCGCAATACCGGCAAGTTAGCCCCCTTGGTGCGTAAGACAGGGGTATGGGACCAGAACGAACAGGTGTTCTATCCGTTTGAATCTACAGGAGGTAACGAGTTATGAGCAGCCCCAATGCGCTGCCAGCGTGGTTGGCCGCCTTGCAGCAGGCAGTAAAGAGCAGTTCTTTGGCAACTGTCGCCCAGCGCCTCGGGGTATCCAGGACCATGGTGAGTCAGGTCTGTAACCAGAAGTATCCGGGTGATCTGGTTCGGGTGCAGAAGTTGGTGGAGGGGGTTTACCTCTCTTGCACCGTGATGTGCCCGATCTTGGGGGAGATACGTCAGGACCAGTGCCTGGCGC